TCTATTCTGTTCTATGATGTGTAAATTTTCTTTTGTACGTGTGGCACCCACATAAAATAATCTATTTTCATCATCGGGATTTTTGTGGTATGTTTCTAAAGTAGTTTTAGTAAGATCAGTTAGTAGCACTACGTTTTGTGATTCTCCTCCTTTAGCTGCATGTATTGTGGATAATTCTATTCTTGGTTTTTTATTTAACTGTTCACCATTGGCTCTCATCTTTCTTAAATAATTTATTCGTTTTGATCCTGCATCATCAAAGGCTTCAAACCAAACTTTTTTAGTTTTTAATCCGAAGTCTTTAGTTAATTGATCAATGCCATAAAAGGATCCTTTAGTCATCCCCTGCATTAACTCTTTATCTTTATGTTCCGAAGACATATAGCCAGAAATTTTTTCTACTTGTTTATAAGTTAAAAGTTGTCCCTGTCTTAAATGTTCCCAGTCTGTAGCAGCTTCTTGAATATCTTTTTCATAACTACGCTTATGTCGAGTTTCATAATATAATCCTTTACGATATAAAACATCTTCTATTTCTTTAAGCATATATTTAGTTCTAGCTAATATTAACCATTCTCCAGAAGACATATCCACTGAATCAACATCAAAATGTCGGTGCAAACTTCCTTCATTAGTTTTAGGGTGCCATGTTTTATCTATTCTACGTTTAATTCTATTTATAATTCCCATTGCTAGTTGATGGACTTTAATTGGTATTCTGTGTGATTGTATTAATGGAAGATTTATCATTTGATCCTGTAACGCTATAAAAGAATCTACATCAGCGCCGGCCCATTTAAAAATAGCCTGATCATCATCCCCAGCAATAAAAGTATCTTTACTCTTATTCCATATAGTTTTTGTCATATCCCATTGCATTAAGGACAAATCTTGTGCTTCATCAATAAAGATGACATCAAATTTGGGAGATAAGTCTGACTTAATAAAATTTAGAATCATGTCATTAAAATCAATTAAGTTATATTCTTTTTTATATCTTTTTAATTCGTTATAAATAATATTTAATTTATCTAATTCTAAATCTTGCGTATGTTCTCTTCTATTATACTGTTGTTCAGGTGTAATGTTTCTAAGTTGTGCTAGTTGTATAATTTGTAAATACTCACTATCAGAAGTAAATATACCATGATCTTCTTGATGTTCTGCATAAGAGACTGGAAATCCTAACTTTTTTCCAAGATCTTTATAGTGTCTTGATTGCATAACTTGATCTTTTTTTAAACCCAGTTTTCTAAATGCTAGTGAGTGTAGTGTTCTAAAGTATGGAAGATCATCTTCAGTTAAATTAAATTTTTTAATTGCTTCATCTCTGGCATGGTATGCAGCTTTTTGTGTGAAAGCAAAGTAACCAATTCTGTCTGGGTCTGTGTTTTTTAAATAACTATCTACTTTATTTAACAAAGTTGTAGTTTTACCCGTGCCTGGTGGTCCTAATACTATTGTTTTCATAATGTTACAAGTATCCATGCAGCAGTAAGAACGACTAATAAAACTAAATCGCTACTCATCTGGTTCATTTAAAATACATCCTTCGGTTTCAGTTCTTTTTGAACATAATCATCTTTTCTTTTATCAAATTGTTTAACAGCAAATACAGATATTCTATTTTTACCAACCCTAGTGTCTTCACAATTACATGTTTCTTTTAACATTTGTGCTGTACGCTGATAGTTTATGTCCCATCGTTGTCTAATTAAAAAGTGAGTATAAAATTTGCTAAATATAAAATGATGAAATCCTTCATTATTCCATACACCTCCATTTTTAAGGTCAGTAATAGCTGTTCCAATGTGTCTGTTTAAACAAAATTCTTCTAAATGATTTCTTAATTGATCTGCTGTTGTTACACCTTCTGGTGCTTCCACAGGTTCGTGATTCTTCATCAGTGGGTTTATTATCATGTCCCAATCTCTAGGTTTAACTGTTGGTGGTTTAAAATCTAGTTGTTCCATACACGCTTCCTGAAATAAACTTTGTTGTTTTAAAAATTTAACATTCTCCAGATGTAAACGTTCACCATCAACGTTAAGATAATAATAAGGTTTTTCTAATTTAATTTTTTGTAAGTCTGTTAATGCAGGAAACACTATCTCTCCACCAATACCAAACTTTCTTTCTCTACATAATTTTTTATCACATAAATTACACATTGGAACATCATTACATTTATAACCCCAATCTTTTTTTTCATGCTGTCTTTTAATTATGTCCACTTCGGACTCACTTAAAGGAGTTGCTGACGCTGCAATGTTAAACATTGTAGTTCTACTCTTCCACTCTGCTGGCCATTTCTTTTTGGCATATACAGCATAATGAAACAATGCATTATTTCTCCCACCTTCTGGTATTTTATTCAGCGCCATTAGTTCTATACATGGTGGTGCATCTGAATATTCTGATTTAGGTCTTTCTATTTTAATTTTTGTTATGTCTTTTTGTTTAATGTAGTCATGCAATTCATAAAATTCTTCAAGAGTTGCTGCGTCCCCATCACCTGTAAAAGCATATCGCGTTGACTGGTCACCATTAAAGTAAGGTAAATTTAAAAAGTTACCTGTGTCATCTGCTGATTTTAATTCAATTTGTTTTGGAAAAACTTCTGATCCGCCGTATCCTAGTAATGTTTTTATTTCTGTAAGTTTGTCTCTCATTCTTTCTGCTGATAACGACTCTGCGGTAAACAGAAAGACGTGTGCTCCGCCACTTTTTGATCTACACACGAGCAAGGGTAGTTTAAATTGTTTAATCTTATCAATTAATTTTTTATGATCAAAACCTGCATAGGAATCTATATCAACACATCCCCACACACATTGATTATTCTCATTAATTGGAATAATCCCTAAACTTTGACTGCCTTGTAAATGCATTCTCCACAGATCGTCAGTAACTGGTTGACGTACTACAAAAGATTGTCCTTTTACCTTGACACCATTCTCAGCTGGTGCACTTATTTTAGTACAACCATGGGCTCTTTCTAATCCTTTAAATATTTCTTTAAATCTATTCATAATTTTGTCTTGGGCGTTTCCACTCTCGCTTCCACGCCCAATCCTAGGAATCTAGCTTACGCTAGATGATTAATATGGTGAATCGGTTTTTGATTCGTCAGATCCATGTTTAACTTTTACTTGACCCTTGCTGTTTTTTTCAGCAAAGCTTTTAGCAATCGCATAAACACCTTTATCTGTAACCGGACCAACTTTAGATACATCCCATCCAAACCATGTTCCTTTGTCATTCGACATTTGAACTGTTTTTAGATTATAAATGTGGCTATATGTTGGCGGTGTGAATAAGCCATTTTTTCCTTGTAGCTTAAGACCCATCATGATTGAATTCCATTTACGACTAATCTTTAATTGAGTAGCCTTCATAGATATCAATGCTGTTGATGGACTTTTACCCATAAGAATCACAAAGTGATTAGCAGTGTTTTCCAGATAATTACCATTAGGTAATCTATCCTTCCAAGATTTATCACGAGTAGTTGTACTCACGATATCACTGTCTGCACTGTGGATTGCTACAGGAGCATTTCCAGATTGACCTCTGTCCTGCCATTCGACATACTGTCTTTCATAATGGACTGGTATAACATTTATACCTTTTGCTCCATCATGAAGCTCTTTGGTCACGCTGTTTACAATCATTCCAGGTTCTGCACCATTAATAAACTTGGCGTTTTGTTTATTAACCTCTGGAGATAATTGTCCCAAAACTTTCAGAAATGGTAATGCAAGATCTTCTTGCGTTATATTCTGAGAGCCCGCATTTGCATCAGCTTCGAATAGATTCGTAGCCAAAGCACCTGCTTCTTCTTTTTTTTGTACTTGGTTCATGTTTATTGTTTCCTTTTTATTGTTGTTTTATTTCCAACGAATACGTTGAAAAGTTCCGTTGGCATGTCTTTACCTGCCTCAATACGTTCACGGACTAACGCTTTAAGAGTCATGGGCTCAACCTTCAACTTTTGTGTCGGTTGATACCCACGCTCTTGTGCAAGAGCAGCATAATCAGCTGCCTTGTTATCTTCGTTGCGACCAAAAGACACGAGTATCTCGTTTTTGATTATGTCTCCTAGTCCATTATTACGAAGCCAGTTAAACGCCGCTTCTCTATTTGCTATAGTGATGTTGGCGCTATAATTCGGTTTAACATCTACTGAAGATCCATCCATAAGTTTTAAATGAGATAAACCCATTTCAGCCATCATGGTTGGAATAATTTCTCCAGATAGATATTCTAAATTTTTCTTTTTTTCTTTTAGTTGTTTGTCTGCATCCTCTATTTCTTTTTGTAGATTTTCCAATCGTTCAACTTGATCAGCTAAAGATTGAATATTTTCTGTCTTAGTTATGACCTTTGCTTGGTCTGTTTCAAAATCAATGTTATTCATCAATTTCTCCTTTCTCGTGTAGGTTAATATTAATGGGATAATATTGTTTTTCTTGCTTATCCCATTTTAGTAAATTGTATTTACCATTTGTCATGTCAGAAACTATAGAACATGCTACACCTATAATTGCAGGATCACCTGTCAATAATAAATAATCTTCCGTCGTAAAATCCTTTAAAGATTTTCTTAATTTAAAAATTAAAGGACCTGGAGAAAAAATTATTTGAGAAAATTCTGGTAATAGAAATTTAAATTCCCCGTATTTAGACGCACCCATAATGTTTATTTTAGGGTTGCCCGATTGGGTACCTGGAATTTCTTGTATGACGTAAACTATTTTTTCTTTCATACTTGACAATATAGTGATTCATTGTTATCTTGTCAACTAGAAAGAAGAAAAATTATGAACTATAAATTTAAGACAAAACCTTACGCACATCAAATTACTGCGTTAGAAAAATCGTGGAATAAAGAAACCTATGCTTATTTTATGGAAATGGGTACAGGTAAAACTAAGGTGCTTATTGATAATGCATCTATGTTGTATGATAAAGGCAAAATAGATGGCCTTTTAATTGTGGCACCTAAAGGCGTTGTAGGTACATGGTATGATCAAGAACTTCCAACTCATTTACCAGATCACATAGAAAATGTGACCATATTGTGGCAAGCAAATATTACAAAAACACAAAAAGAGAAATTAGAAACGCTTTTTGAAGTAGAAGAATCTTTACACATATTAATTATGAATGTTGAAGCATTAAGTACTAGTAAAGGAAAAGATTTTGCAGCAAAATTTATATCTTGTCATAGTACTTTGATGGTTATTGATGAATCAACAACTATAAAAAACCCTAAAGCACGAAGAACTAAAAATATTATAAATTTATCTACCCAAACTAAATATAGAAGAATAATGACGGGCTCTCCTGTCACTAAAAATCCTTTGGATTTATTTAGTCAATGTTATTTTTTAGATCCTTTTCATTTAGAACATGAATCTTATTATTCATTTAGAACGAGATATGCTATTATGAAAACTGCTCATATATCTGGACGTTCCATTCAATTAGTTTCTGGTTTTAAAAATTTAGGAGAATTATCAGATAAATTAAAACCTTTTTCTTACCGTGTATTAAAAGAAGATTGTCTTGATCTACCTGATAAAATTTTTATTAAAAGACAAATTAATTTATCTCCAGATCAAAGAAAGTTGTATGATCAAATGAGAAAAGAAGCTTTAGCTGTTTTAAATGGAAAACAAGTCACAACTGTTAATGCCTTAACTCAATTGATGAGACTCCATCAAATTACATGCG